GTCTTGAACAACCGAACAAGCCCAGGCAGTAGTGGCGCTAATAACTATTGTCAGCCAGAGCTCGCCGCATCTCCTAGTAGTACGATTTAGGCGGGTGATCTGGACGGAGAAGCTACGAGACAGCTAGACCCGCAAGGTGCGGGCATTAACACAAGCATAATGATGTGCCGTCAAGGTAGAGGAATCTACCGAGATAAAGTAAAATAGACCCGTGGATAGGTTTGCTCCCGAAAAGCGGTTCACCGACCGCCTGCCACGTCTTTTCATTCGGTGCTAATTACACGGTGGTGATTATGAAATTCTGCATTGTTGAAGGTTGCGAAAAGCAGCGCCAAGTTCGTTTAGGTTACTGCGGATCTCATTACTACAAGTTTAAAACCTATGGCGACCCGATAAGCGGGCGCGAAAACAAGTATTCAGCCGGGGGAACCCCTGCCGCTTGCACAATTGAAGGTTGCGAGTCAAAGCACGGGCACTCTGGACTTTGCCAGGCGCACTACTTAAGAAAGAAAAAGCTTGGCAGCGTCGATGCCTTGTACCCATCTGAGATAGAGAAAAGAGAAAAGCAGTGCTCAGTGAATGACTGTAAAAAAAAGCATTACGCAAAAAGTTTTTGTTCATTGCACTATTATAGTTTTTTTAAATACGGAGATCCTCTTTATGCTGTCAACAATACGCCAATGGCGTGGATAGAGCGGCATAAAAATTATTGTAATGCCGAGTGTTTGATTTGGCCTCACTCAAAACTTACAAACGGTTATGGAACAGTTCAAACAAAATATGGGGGAAAAAGAATAGCATCAAGGGTAATGTGCGAGAAAGCGCACGGACAGCCAGAAGAAAAGGGCATGCAGGCTGCTCATAATTGTGGAAATGGCCATTTAGGGTGCGTTAATCCTTTGCATTTAAGGTGGGATACGGTTTCAGGAAATAGTCGTGATAGAATAAAACACGGGACTATGCTTTTTGGCGAAAAAGCGCCATGGTCAAAGCTAACCGAAGAACAGGCAAAATACATTAAAGGAGATGGCGCAAAAATTAAAGCTTCAATCCTTGCTAAAGAATTTAATGTTTCGGCTTCTCATGTATATTCAATTCGACAGGGCAGAAATTGGGCGCACTTAGATGGCTAACGTGACTATAGATCAATGGGTTGCCAAGTCTCAGGCTAGACTTGAGGCTGTGTGGAAAACTGCGGCACAAGACATTGCTAAAGAAATTCAGACCCCTAGGGCTAAGGGCGGAAAAATGCCAGTGGACACCGGATTTTTAAGAAACAGTTTCGCCGCCGACGTTAACAAAGTGCCAAGTGGAAACGGAAGCACGGCTTATACCAGTGGGCCAATCAGCATTGTGATTAACCGTGCTAAAATTGGTGATACAGTGGTCTTTGGATTCGCTTCCCAATACAGTATCTATATGGAGGCGAAGTATTTTTTCGTTCGTAGCGCTGCACAAAACTGGCAGCAGATCGTCGATAAGGCAGCACAGAAAGTTAGAACGAGGGTAGAGGGATGACTATCAGGGTGGTTTTTCCGGAAGGAGATGGAATAAAGCAAGGCAGAGGGACAAAGGTTTTCACTGAATCTGGCCACGAAATTGAAGATGTCACAGGCATGACTGTTCGCATAATGCCGGATGAACTTATTGAAGCGCAAATGACGGTGTACGTCAGCAACCTTGAAAACTTTGAAGGAATTGAAGGCGCTTACAGGGTAGAAAATTTCCCGGCAAAGAAAGTTTGCAGCGGGATTGATCGGATAATGAAGCGGATTCGCCGGGGGAACCATGAGCACAACTAACACAGCATCGCAATCCCTGTTCACAAAGATTGTCAATAAAATTCGGCAAGGGAGCGCCAAAAATCAGCGCATAGCTTTGGCTCAATCTAAAAGCTATAAACTTGTTCTAGCGGACTGCTCAGCTGGAATATTTGCAAAAGTTTATGCGCCAAACGGTGAAGAATTGCCGGGGGTTCTTGGTTATGAAATTTGGCCTTGTGCCGATGGAACGCATAACATTTTTCTTACTTTGAAGATGCGGGAATAAATCATGCCAACATCAACTAATACAGCAATAGCACAAGCCCTGTTCACAAAGCTTGCGGCTGCATCTCTCGGCTATCCCATTTCCTATCCCGGCCAAGAATTTACGCCGCCAAACTCAGGAGTGTGGCTAGAGCTTATGGTCATGCCTAACACCGGCATAGACAATGGCTTAGCCCCAACAGACGAAACAGTACCTCAGGGTTTGTTTCAGGTGTCCGTGTTTAACAGGCCCGGACCCGGCGCTTATATCGTAACCAGCAGGGCAGCGGATGAGGTCAAGGCGGCATTCTTGAAGAACGCGACAATCACAGGACTGGTTCGAGTGCAGCGCAATCCGTACAGCTTTGAGATACAGCCTGAGGATGATCGACTGGCGGTTATTGTCACCATTCCATATACAGGTTAGAATGCTTGCTTGGCTCGTCGTGATGACGCCCTGTTTTATCTGCCCTGCTTATGTGGGGTTTTTTGCGTCTAGAGCTACGCTATTTTCCTCGCCCGCGCATGTGCTATACTACCCTCAGCAGTTTCTAGGACTGCCCGTCGTGATGACGAATTATCCAAATTTGGAGCACAGCAATGCCGCAAATCACCAGTACAGGCACGATCTTTTCTATAGTAGCGGGTGACCCCGCAACCTTTGACGAAGCCGGTTACGATGCAATGACTTTTGTCCTTGTTGGCGGAGTTATTGACCTGCCCGAATATGGCCCAACCGTTCAGGTCGTAGAATCAAACCCTCTTGCTACTGGCGTGACTGAGAAGTTTAAAGGCTTTATAAACAACGGCAGTCAGTCAGTTGGCCTTAACTTCGACTCCGAAGACGCTGGCCAGACGGTCCTCAGAGATGGCACTGAAGGCTCAACCAAAAACCAGCAGCACGCTGTAAAGATTGAGTATCAAGACGGCTCTGTTGACTTTTACAGCGCCCGAATCTTCAGCTACACCAAGGCCCCAGGTTCCGCCAACAGCATGGTAGGATCAACCGCAAACCTAGAAATCAACACGGTTATTGTGCGCGTTGCAGCGTCTTAAGTTTTAACCAGTTTTGACGGGCTAGGGCAACCGAAAAGCGGCTTCATCCACCGCCTGCCCGTCAACCTAAATCCCGGATGCTTATCGCAAGGCATGAGATATGAAACTCGCAAAAGACGAATCCAATATTCTACAAATGTTTGACACCGAATCAGCATCTGAAACCGGCTCGTGGTTGCATCTAACCAAGCCCGGCACTGATGGCGATTTGGCGTATGCCGAAAAAGGCACAGACAAACCCCTACGCATCAAGCTCAAAGGCCCAGACTCCGGCACATGGACAGCATTCCAGCGCAAAGCAATGAAGGGTAGCGGCAAGAAAGACACACGCACGGCAAAAGAAATTGCCCGCGAAGATGCAAACCTGTTTGCGCGGATGACGCTGGAAACCGAGAACATTCCCGGCTATCAAGACGCTGACGAAGCCGCGCTGATTGATATGTTTGTCAAGTACAAAGACATCCGTATGCAAGCTTTGCGCTGGGTGATGAATCAGGAAAATTTTACTCAGCTGGCCGAGACAGATTAAAGCTCTGGGCTGGACAGATTGGATGGATGCACTCAGTACCACAGCGGGCGCGCAAAGAGGACAAGCGCAATCGTTACGAGCAGTACGGCGAAGGGCATCCCTACACTTGCACCCCTGAGATCAGGGGGCTGGAGTACCTGGCAAGCGCAGTGCAAGAGTTAGGGCTAGTTGGGCAGGGGGGTATGTCAATCAGCCCGACTAGCTGGCAAGAGATCGAGAGCTACATCCGGCTAACAGGATCATGGCTTTCTAGCTGGGATGCGCAGATGCTGATGGAAATGTCTAGGGCGTATGTCAATTGGCGAAACAAAGGCAGCGAGCAGGGCGACATTGCAGACGACGTGCCTTACATTGAGCGCAATGAAGATACGCTAGCGGCTATGCATAGTCATTTGATAGAAAGCCGGGATAGATCAGCCGATTTGGCGGCGCAAGCAACGAAGTGATCTTAGTGTGTGCAGGAACGGCTTAGAGCTTTTCCTGCTTTTTTGTGGGTGACTTCTAATTGCAACAACATACGACAGCAATAATAAAAAATGCCGCGAACTGTTGACAGCAGGCGGCAATATAGATAATCTGGGTTTGCGTTGTGAGAGGCGCATGAAATTAAACCAGACCAAGGAAAGCATTATGACATTTACAGCAGACAAAGTATTGGTTACTCCGCAAATGGCCGCAGAGTGGCTGGCAAAAAGCAAGGGTAACAGAAAGATGAGGTCATCAAACCTTGAGGCAATCAAGGCTGATATCTTGGCTGGGGAGTGGCGGCATAACGGTGATAGGATAAGGTTTCTTGCAGACGGAACTTTGTACGATGGCCACAACAGGCTTACTGCTTGCGTTGAAGCCGGGAAGTCAATACTTACTGATATTTTTGTCATGGACGAAATAGCAAAAAAGACCGTAGACAAAGGTGTAAAAAGAACAAGCGGTGATTATTTAGCTATGGAGAGAAACGTAAACCCGCAGGAGTCCGCGTCTATTGCGGCTTCACTCAGGATTATGATAGCGCATGACAAGACGCAGTTAAACGACTGGGCGAGAGCGTCCACTTCTGCAAGTTATGCCAAGCACTACACTGAGTCAGCAACATTTGACTATTATGACAAAAACAAAGATGAAATAACAAAGGCATCCTCTTGGGCACAGGAAAACGTAAAGAGAATAAACACGGTAATATCTAAATCCCAGGTGACAGCAATAATAGCTATGGCTTGTAGAGATTATACAGAGCAAAGCGTACATGAATTTATGAAAACCGTGATAACAGGTTATGGAATTGTCGCAGGAAGTACTCAGGATCATTTAAGGAATATGCTGGTTTCCGCAAAGATGGGACAAAGGAAGCTATCCGTAAGCCAAAAGACGTACACTTTAATAAAGGCAATGAAAAGCGTTATGGCAGGTCGAACAATAAAAGTGGCACACAATGTTGCTTTTAGAGCGACGGCAGACCTTCCTCCAAGGTTCACAGTAAAATGATTAAACACACTAGAAAACAAATGCGCGTAACCCTGCCAGCCACAGCCTTTGAAGCGTTCAACAAAGCAAAGAAGCGGGCAGAAGACATTGCCGGAATCACGCTAACAGATACTCAATTTGCAAGCCGACTGATTGAAAAGGCAATCATGGCAAGCGCCGAAAAGTAAAACCCCGCTACTCCACAACAGCCCCGTTTCGGGGCTTTTTCATTCCTGAACGCTAAATTATTTGTGTGCTATAATTGACCGAGAATTTTACAAGACTACCCCGCTGAGAAGCGGCACCGTCCAAGTTTGGAGCATTTGCATGGAAGACCTCGCGAGTCTGGGCTTCAGAATTAATACAGACGGCCTTCGCCGTGCCACTGGCGACCTTGACCGCCTTGACCGACAAAGCCAAACCACCACTTCTACAGTGCAGAAACTTGGCGTCGCATTTGGTGCGCTTGGCATCGGCGCTGCACTGCAAGGCTCGCTTGCTTCATTTGCAAACTTTGAGCGCGGATTGATTGGCGTTGGCAAGACCAGCGATATTACCGGCGCTGCGCTGACCGGATTGGGTCAAAGCATTCAGGAGCTATCTCGTGACCTGCCTGTAACGTCTGCTGAGCTGCTCGCCATTGCACAGAGTGCCGGGCAGCTAGGCGTTAGCGGAACAGACAACATTCTTCGCTTTACTGAGACCGTTGGAAAGCTAGGTCTAGCGTCTGACCTGTCTGGCGAACAAGCGGCAACATCTTTGGCGCGAATCCTTACGGTCACAGGCACAGCAATCAGCGAAGTTGACCGGCTTGGTTCAACTATTGTCCAGCTTGGAAACAACTTTGCTGCAACTGAATCAGAAATTGCAGCCGTAGCAACCCGTGTTGCGCAGTCTACTAGCCAGTTCAGAGTTAGTGCTGCCGACGTGCTTGGCATATCCACAGCACTAAAAGCCGTAGGCGTAGAAGCCGAATCAGGCGGCACACAAATCGGTCTATCTTTCCAGGCTATCAACGACGCGTTAAGAAATGGCGGCGAAGAACTAAATCGTCTGCAAGAAATTACCGGGCGTACCGGCGATGCGTTGCGCCAAGACTTCTTCAACGGAGAATCAGCTAAAGTTTTTGAGGACTTTGTAAAAGGCTTGGGCAACATACAGGCATCTGGCGGCGATGTGTCAGCGGCCCTGAACTCGCTAGGGTTAAGTGGCAGTCAATCAATGCAGGTTCTCAGCACACTAGCCACACGCACCGACGTGCTCTCAGATGCCCTGTCGCAGGCTAACACCGAATATGAAGACAACGTGGCTCTTAACAAAGAAGCGGCGGTTGCCTCTACTTCTTTTAGCTCACAGCTTCAGCTAGCAGGCAATGCCGCAGACGAAGCCGCAAGCGCGATTGGCTCTATTATTGCACCCGCTGCACTAGAGGGACTGAGCGCGTTCCGTGATGCGTCAATTGCTGTTGCTGAAAACATTGATACAGTTGCGGATGCCGCCGCAGTGTTGGCCATTGTGTTTGGTGCAAGAGTGTCCAGCGGTTTGTTAATTGCCACACAAGCGCAATTAGCATTTACCGCTTCGGTTCTTAGGGGCAACACCGTAGTCCTTGGCAGCGTCACAGCGGAAGCACAAAGATCCCTTGCATTAAAAAACACGGCCATTGCGGCGTCGCAAAGATCAGCGGCAGCACTGGTGATTGCTCAGTCAGAAAACGCTGCATCGGTAGCTGTTTTAAACTCGGTTCGATCTGAGGTGCAGCTAGAGTCTGTTAGGTTGCGCTCACAGATGACAGCGCAAGAAAGAGCGGCAACTGTTTCTAGGCTTGTCTCTGCCCGCCTAGTTTTGGCGAACGCAACTAGGGCGCTTTCTGCATCCGAGGTGGTGCTGGCAGAGGCGACCACCGTTGCAGCAGCAGCAGAAGCCACGGCCACAGTAACAACCACAGCACACGCTACAGCTTTAGCAAGAACCACCGTAACCGCTAGGGCTGCGGCCTTGGCAATGCGTGGGCTAAGAGCTTCAGTCGCGTTTCTTGGAGGACCACTAGGTATATTGCTGATAGCAGCCGGTGCTGCTTACTATTTCCGGGACGCTCTTTTTGACACTAAGCAGAAAACTGTTGACCTGACTGACGACACCAAAAACCTCGTGGCTGAGTTAGGGAAGGCCACGGAGGCGCAGCGCCAGTTTATAAATGTTCAGTTTGCCCAAAGGGTGCAGGAACAAAAGACGGCAATTGTTGATGCGCAAGAAGTAATAGCATCAATCGCCAGAAGGATTGAATCCTTTACCAGCCGCATGGGTGACGCAGAAAGAGCATTTTTTGAAACCAGCTCTATGGCCCAAGGGTTCAGCGATGACATCGACGCTGCAAGGCTTACCATTGATAACGCCAATGGCGCAATAGAATTAATTACGCAAAGTCAAAAAGACTTCTGGAAAGAGCTTGGGCAAACAAGCACTAATACTATTGATCTAAACTACACAACTCAGGCTTTAACAGAGTCTATAAAGATGGAGCTTGGATTTTTGCGCTTACAAAATGCGCTTGTTCTGGCCGGGATTCCTGCGACAGAAGCCGAAATCGCAATCATGGAAACCAAGCGCGAGTTAATGCTTGAGTCTAAGGGGCTTACTGCCGAGCAAGCCGTCGAGATGGTAGCGCTTGAGAAAGCAATAGCCCTGTCTCTCAGTGCCCAGCGCGAAGAAGACCAGATGCTGCAAAGCCTGCAAGACAAATACGGCGATACCACTAAAGCCGCGCAAGACTTTACTGACCAAGTAAAACTATTGTCTGACCTGCTACTAGCAACGGGCGATCCAGAATACGCACGGATGCTAAAGCGCCTTTCTGATGACTTTAACGACGCGGGCGAAAACGCAGCCGAAGAATTTACAAACCCATTTGAATCTGCGGCCCAAAGTGTATCCCAGTCACTGCAAGACGCTATTGCATCGGGCGACTTTGGCAGCTTAGGCGAGGGTGTGGGCAATGCGTTTGCAGCATCTTTCAGCGCGGTAGTGAGCAAGACCGTAACCGATAGTCTGTCGGAAGGCTTGACCAACAATAGCGCGGCCATTGGACAGATCGCCGGGGCGTTTGCCGGGCCGATTGCCGGGGCAGTAGTGGGCGGGCTAGTGCAGTTGGCGGTGTCTAAGTTGGGTGACTTCTTTAGCGGTAGCGACTTTGATCCAACTGAAGACCGGCAAGATGCGCAGGGAGCCGGTACAGTCCTTGGCTCTATTGATGCGAAATCAGACAGCATCGCAAAAGCTACAGAGATAACGGCCAGCACTAACGAAGAGCTGGTCAACATAAACACTGGGATGCTTCAGGCATTAAAGAGCGTGAACGCTGGGATTTTAGGCGCGTCCGCAATGATTGCCCGGGCACAGGGCAACGTGAACTTTCAAACCCAAAACGAATTCAGTCAACAGCAACAGGCGGGCCAAGCAGCCACGGCTTTAACTGGCGGCACGATAGGCGGACTTTTCGGAGCGGGAGCTGGTCTTGTTTTGGGCACTGCTGCGGGCGTTGCGACACTAGGTGCCGTTGGTGCCATTGTTGGGTTTGGTGTTGGCGCTTTAATTGCTCCAATTGCCTTGCTTTTGGATGATCTTCTTGGCGGCATTGTCAGTAGTGCCGTAGGGTTC